ATAACTTGCAACTATTGTATTATCTTCTCCTCCACCAATAGTGTTTGAAGTCGCCCACGCGTTAACGGAATCGGTTTTATTATTTTTTCCACCACTAATAACATCGTAATCTCCACCAGCAACTTGGTCAACGGCGTCTCTGACCGTTTGAAGGTCAACCGAATTAGAGCCACGAGGATTACCATCACTAAATTGAACTTGCCCTTGAGGTCTAATAGAAAGATTATCTTCTTGAAGAATACTACCATTAGAAATTTTCCATTCAGTATTATTTAAATCATAAACAATTAAACTTTGTTTTATAGTATCATACGCAACTGATCCATCAGTAGTTAATGCTGGAAGGTTTGCAGTTTCTAGTCGCGATATACTAAATGAATCAACGTTAAAGTTACCAAGAACTGAAACGTCACTTTTAAATTTTATTTCATTTGTGGCCATGTCTACTTTTATTTATAATATATTAAAACTAAACAATTATTTTTCAATGGTAGAAATTTCAATAGGAACCCACTGGCCCATTCCTATACAGTTGCACCAAACCTTACAACCGGCCACAAGCTTCCACTTATAAGCTAGATGTTCATCAGTTGTCCAGAGCTCTTCATTCTGTGGGTCTACCACATACCGCTGTGGGCGCTCTATGTTTTGTGCAACATACATAAAATATTATTTTAATTTAGGATATCTTTTAATAGGAACATCATAAATGTGATGTGCTATATTACTAAAACCAGATCCCCAATTATATACTGATAATTGGTGAATTTCTTTTGCATTATTTAAAATTGTTAAATCATGAAACGTTTCTTGTAAACCATCCACGCCTGAATGTTTTGCATTAACCTCAGAAATAAATATTTTGCCTTTAGTAATAAGTTCAGCATAGGCGATACCCATATCGTCTTTAACTTTGTCTGAGTCAGAAAGAATTATTAACGGATGCTTTGTCTTTTTTAGTATTTTAGAAATTCTTGATACCGCCGCTTTAATAAGTTCATCAAAAGAATTAACCTCTATTAACTTATTATGAATATCTAAAGATTTTTTATTAATTGCATTTATAAAAGATATATGATCGCCTGCTCTTATATGAACAACTTCGTATTTTTTCGGTAAGTTTTTAATAAACTCAGACTGAAAATCAATTGGTATTAATCGTGATTTAATAAAGTCTTTTGTTTCTTTAGATATTTTACCCCAAGTTTTTTGTTTAAGCCTATCTTCTATTTTTTCATGTTTTTCAGCAGTGCCTTTTGGCCATGCATTTGTTAAAACAAATAAATCTGTATCATTTAAATTAGATTGCCGCTTAAAACGCAACAATGAATTTAAATTTTTTTCAAGGAGGTTTATATTGATCGCTTTAGGTAATGCTTCAGTGTATATACTCTTTTTTAATAAAACTTCTTCTGATTTATAAAACTTAGAAAACTTTTTAAGATCAAAATCAAAATCAAACTTATTTTTTAAAGACAGTTGGTGACACGTAACGCACCCTCGAATAAAATCTCCAAATCCCATTGGTAATTCTTTATTTATTGCATATACATTAACTAACATATTTTTGTATTATTAAACTTAAACAAGGTAAGTAAGTTCGTAAGTGGTGCTTACTGCATTACTTTGATATATTGTAAAATCAATGTTAACCCAAAAAGTATTTGAAAGCTGGAATTGCCCAGTTTTCTCTATAAAACCCCCGCTTGTTATTTCGCCGTTTGTTGTATCGCTGTTAAGCCAACTATTTTTTTGATCATATATACTAGCATGAGCAAACCATAGATATTGTTCGTTTGAGTCATATCTAATAGTTACATCACCCATGCTATCAGCCACAACAAAATTTAAAGAAGAGTCATTGCTATCTATTAGTTCTTGTATTTCTTCTTTAGTCATTGGTGCATTGCTTAATCCATAATAATATGGATAAACTCCAGAAACAAATATATCCTCTGATCTAAAATCTAAGCTGCCTGCTTGTGGCGCATTTGTCTGTCTTCTACTTGGCTTTCTTCCATCTAAACCATTACTACTATTTTGTTTAGGCAGGCCACTTAAATATCTAACGCTTGATGAGTATTTCACAATACCGGGTTCAACCTCAGTAAAATCTATATAAGAACTATCATATTTAAAGTTAGGGTTGTTTGGATTATCAAAACCAAATTGTTCTGGCATATCATCTATTTGAATACCTATTAAATTATCATCTATATAAACTTCAATATCATTTCTAAAGATTGACATTGAAAGTGGAATGCCTGCATCGTTTTTAACAAATTCAGTTAATATTTGATCGCCAAATATTGCGCCAACCTCCATATAACTATTCCATGCTATTATGGCATTAGTAGGAGGTGTATAATCTGGAACTAAAAAATTATGATCAACCGATACTGTTGTCTTGTCTTCGTTCTTTATAGTAGCTTTAATATTATCAAACGTTTCTATGTTTAACTTTGTATTTAACTTTGTATTTTCTATACTCATCTTTTTATAAGTCTGCAACTACTGTTAGTCCGTTATATGATGCAGCATACCCTGTTGCGCCAGTTGGAACATGAATCTCTGCTGGAAATACTGAGGTCATACCAGAAAATGTATTAATACCAATTATTGGCGCGGTTGTCGCTTCAATGTTAACTGAAGTAATAGAAGAGCAATTTTGAAAAGCAAAATCTCCAATAGATGTAATGCCACTTGATATAGTTAATGAACCGGCTAAGAAAGTACAATTTTGAAAAGAACCACTGCCAATCGTTTGAACGGTTGCTGGAATAATACCATATGCAATATCTGTTAAAGATGTATTATTAATAAAGGCCTGGTCTCCTATTGCTGCACAAGAACTTCCAATCTTAATAGTATCGGCCGCAAATAGAGTTTCATTTTCATTCCAATTATTTGGTATATCTATATCAATAGATATTAAAGCTAAATTATTAACATCATATAGTGTAGTATTTAAAGAATTGTCTAAATCGGCTACTACTGTTAATCCATTCCAAACTTCTCCTCCCACCCATGCATTTGGTCTAGCATTAAAAGGAGCTTCGCTAGGAACGTGTATTTCTGTTGTATTATTTGAAGAAAACACATTGCCGTCTTCGCTCGGTTTTACAACGGCGTAGTATTCAATTCTATCAAAAGAGCAAGCTCTAAATGCATTACCGCCAATTTCAGTTATAGTGGCGGGTATACTAAGAGTTCCAATCATTCCGCTGCAGCGGTTAAATGTTGCAACTTCAATATTAGTAAGTCCAGAACCAAGCGTAAGAGATTCTAAGCCAGAGCAATCAATAAAAGCAGAACCGCCAATAGAAGTCACTTTATCTGGAATGATTAGTGGACCTGTTAATTTATTGCAATCACGAAAAGGAGCGTTTCCGATCGAAGTCACCGAATCTGGAATGATTAGTGGACCAGCTAGATTAGGACAATTATTAAATAAACCAGATGGTATGCTGGTAAAGTTTGGGTTATTTGGAAAATTAAAACTAGTTAATCCCGAACAGCCAATAAAAGTAAATGTTCCAAAAGTAGTTAAAGTATCTGGAAGGACTAATGGACCAACCCATGAAGAGCATTGAGAAAAAGCAGAACTGCCAATAGATTCCAAGCCGGTCGGGATATTAAACGATGTTACATTAGAACAATTCTTAAAAACGTTATTACCTATCTCGGTTACAATATCTGGGATGATCACTTCCCCCAGTATTCCAGAACAATTTTGAAAGGTGCCAATTTTAAGTATAGACATATTATTCGAGATTTTTAAAGAAGAAATTCCAGAACAATTAAGAAATGCCCTGGGATCAATCACAAATACAGTATCTGGAATATTAAGAGGTCCTGTTAGGTTGGTACAACCATCAAATGCATTATCACCAATAAAGGCAATGGTGTTACCAAGATCTAAACTCTGTAAAGAAGAGCAATTTCGAAAAGCTAGATCTCGTATAGCAGTTATACTATCTGGAATATTAAGAGGCCCTGTTAGGTTGGTACAACCTTCAAATGCACTGCCTCGAATCTCACCAACACTCAGCCCTAAATTTAAAGATTCTAAATTAGTATTATTTCTAAATGCACGTCCGCCAATTTCAGAAGCAGATTCTCCTATAAGAATACTCACGGGCGGGTATAAAAAATTACCATCATTATAATCGGGTGGTATATCACCATTATACTTAACGAGTTCATCTCCAAATTGATCAAAAAGAATTGTTGGCGTTTTCGTATCGGGGTTAGCGGCGCAACGAAAACCTATCTTATCATCTCCTGAGTTATTCAGGAATAAATTTGGAAAAGAATTTTTTGTTCCTAACGTCGTCGCTTCATAGGATTCACCAGCAGCCCACTTTTGAGTTGTGTTTCCAGCTGGCGCACCTTCAAGCCACTCCTTCACATTACCGTTTCCTCCAACTATACCATAAGGACTTTCCCCACCCGCCCGAATAACTGAAGCCGTGGCAGTTTGGTTATAAACAGCAGTATTTGGATCTACCCCGCCTGGAACATCTGCTGGAGGAGTATCGCTTCCTGTTGAATATAACCAATACTTAGATAAGGGCTGATCCCAGTAAGCCGCTTTATACCATTCATCTTCGCTTGGTAGGAAATACTTTGCATGTTTATGTCTTAGACGATTTACTTCTCCACCAAGATCCCAAGATTGATCAAGCGGCCAATCATCACTGAATTGGCCTGCTGACGCAAAGGAGTAAGCTTCAAAATAACCTTCTTTAGAATTAAGCCAATTAATAAATCGTGCTGCTGAGTTCCATGTTAATTCTCTAGCGGGTTTATCTTCACCATCATCAAACTTAAAAATGGCGTTTTCATTTATTTTATTAAACTCATCAATTTCTTTTTCATTAACTTCATACTTACCGATCTGATATGTATATGGAACTGATCCAAAGGCGGTGTCACCATCGGGATTATTACTAGCATCGCCAATGGTGATGAGCGAGGCTGATATAGGATTAGCATTCACGTTACAGGCGACACGAAAACCGAGGGCGATGTCCCCGCCGAACGGGAAGTCGCCGTCGCGGGAGGACGACTGCAAGCCGCTGGAGCCGCTGAACCAGCTGCCGCCGCGGAACCCCCGCAACTCAGTAGTAGAATCATTTGTACCATCAAGGGCATTTTCAGTCCATTCATATGTATTACCTCCTTGACCCATCGTTCCATAAGGACTAAGACCACCAGCGTTAGTAACATCAGCAGGACCACTTTGACCGTCATAAACAGCCTCTCCTGTTATTGTACTACCAGCTGTTGTTACTGGAGTATCGCTTCCTGTTGGATAAGTGTAATAAACATCTGCTTGACTATCATAATAAGCTGCCTTATACCACTCATCTTCTGAAGGTAAGAAGTATTTTGCATCTTTATGGCGATAAAGATTCTCGCCGTCGGTTTGCCAAGCTTCAGCACTACTCCAAAGAGTAATGTTATCATTAACTCCGTTTGTAGTAAATTTATAAGCGGGTTGAAACCCTTCTCTTATATTAAGCCAATTAATATAACGAGCAGCTTCATTCCACGATACACTTGTAGCTGGTTTACTTTCACCACGAGAATCTATTGATATTTGTAATGAAGGGTTGGCTGTATTGTAAGCAGCGATCTGTTCTTCAGCAACACTATATTTTGCAATTTGATATGTATAACTAACATCACCATAACCACCATTTACAGTATCTGCATCGTTACCAGGATTGTTAATAGGTACGAACTCTTCAAAATATGATGTATAGAAAAATGCATTAGGATTACGAGCGAGTCTAAATGTAATAGCATCATCAACGGTAAATAAAGTGGTTGAAGCTCCAGGAGGAGTCGCCGTAGCTGGTTGAATAGTAGTATCAGAATAAGTACCACCAACAGATATTCTATTTTCCAAAGGGTCATCATTAACCAGCCCTACCGCCGTTTCTAAAAACTCACTAACATTGCCGTTTCCTCCAACTATACCATAAGGACTTTCCCCACCCGCATTAGTTACAACCGCAAGACCAGTATTGATGTCTTGATTATACACCGCGGTTCCTTCAACTTTACCACCAGGTGTAGAAATTGGAGGAGTGTCACTTCCAGTTGCATAATCGTAATAAACAGTATTAATAGGATCATAATAAGCTGCTTTATACCATTCATTATAAGATGGTAAGAAATATTTTGCGGCCTTATGTCTAAATCTGTTTTCACCACCGAGTTGCCACGCTTCAGCACTACTCCAAAGAGAAATAGGATCATTTGAACCGCCACCTAAAATTTTATATGCTGGCTGGTAGCCTTCTCTTTCATTTAACCAGTTAACAAAGCGAAAAGCTCTGTTTCCAAATACACTATATGCAGGATGCAGATCATCTGTAAATCTAGGATCGCCTGCAGTTATTTGTCTATTTACATTTACAGGATCTGCATTATAATCATCTATCTTTCTTCTAAACGTTTCATATTTTGCAATTTCATATACATATGGAACTGAACCGAAGCCGGTATTATCATTAGTGTTATTAATATTTCCTATTGTAACAAAAGCAGTCTCATCAGTAGTACCTAACTTTATGATTTCAATTCCATGGATTTTGGGGTTTTCTTGCACTTTTTCAAACCGTATCTCTATGACACCAGTTGATACTTCAACATCATATGATTGAAATTCACCTACAAATGTCGTTCCATCGGTGCTTTCCTCTCTAAGCTCACCTACAAAAATATTATTAATAAAAATATTTACAACTCTAAAGTTTCTATAGTTATCACTAAAAATAAGATTCACTCTATATGTTCCACTAGGCAGGGGCGATTCTGATGCAAGGTTTGGAATTGTATATTCAAGGTTGGTACCGGATTGTCTATATCTCTCGGTTTGTTGGACCACGGCTGGAACATAACTAGGTATATTACCAGGAGTGAACGCAGTGGTTTTGCCTTCATAAACTTGCGAGCCCCCTGTATTAACATACCATATACTATTGCCCGTTTGAGTAGAGCCACCACCGCATCTATACCAATATTCCTGCGGGTTAGTTATAGTGTTCCCTAGACCATCAACGGTAATGGGGAGTTCAGCGAACTTAGTACCAATATCTATTCTTCTTATTACCGTCTCAGCAGATGAAGACGGGGCGTCACCTACTCCAATTAATTCTAATGGAAAATTTACACTCATAGTTAATTTATACAGTTATATTTATAGCCTGTATAAACAGGTCATCAATTTGACTGCTCGTTAACCCAATACTATTTGCCATAGTATTTAATAATGTAGATTCTCTGTCTATCGTATTTCCCCCGAAAAATACTTCTTCGGCCACGGCTTTATTTAATGGATCTTGTATGAGAGAGATTTCTTTGTTGATTTTATCAATTAGCATTTCATCTAAAAATGGAGTAGTTTTAGCTATAGCTCTAATTCTCCAAGCTTCAACGGTTCGGTTATCTACATCAAGCGTTGGTTCATCGGCTTGAACCCATATGTAAGCGTCTTCTGTTAATTCTCTTACCCAAACCTTTCCTTCAGCCAGTAGATTATTTCCTGGGTATGGTAATTCTTCAACATATTTAAATCCATCTAATGTCTCAGGCGGTGATGTATTTCTTGTTAATGTCCAAGGGAACCCACCAAGGTTTCTATTATAAAGTTCTAAAGGAGATTTTTTTATTAATCTATATTTTTTCATTATTTTTATTTTAAGTTGTTTCACTTACATATAAATGTAATTCGCCGCTATCAAATGCATACCCGATAGTAGCCGAGCCAACACTATTTATCGTTATATCTGGGATCTTGGCCAAGTCACCAGAATATACTCTAATTGTAGAAGGAGTGGAAACTGCAAATGTGTGGCCACCTGGGTCATTTTGCTTTATGAATATAATTCCAGTATCTCCATTATCTAAAGCTCCGCCGCCTTTAGTTATTGCTAGCGATAAAACATCTTCTGTTAATATAATTCTAGCATTACACCCGTTAGAAGTATCAAAGGAAACAGCATTTGCACTAGAAGTTATAGTTTGAACATCTGTATTTAAACCAGGAGTTTGAGTTGCCAAATCTGCAATAGATTGAGCGGTCGTTTTCTTAAGACTGGCATTATCATCTGTATCACCAATCAAAATAAAGTCATTATCAGCTAATGCAGTCACGGTGCCTCTATTACTTATCGCCGAAGGCTGCAGCGTCAGATCAAGATTGCCAGTAACTTCTCCAGTGTGTGTAGCGTTTCCTTCCTTTGAATTGTTAATTATTTGGGCTGCTATTACATCGTTAAGATTAACTGGCGATGTAACTGTAATGTTACCCAACTTATCAAATTGAGCTGGGCTTAATAATCCAGCAATGTTGGTATCCGCCGTAGGAATTATAGCATTGTTTCCATCAGAACTAACTATAACGCCTTGTATTGCACTTGATGTATAGGATAAATCTGTCGATACGTTAGATACTTTACTATTGTTCGTTGTAACGTTACTTAATAAGGTATCAAGGTTAATCGCACTTGTTACAGTAATGCTGGACAACTTAGTAACATCATCAGCAGTTACATACTTATTGGTGCCGGCTGCACTTATATTATCTGTATTTAAAACAACGGTTCCAGTAAAACCATTAACCGATAAAACTTGGTCTGTATAGTCAGCTTTATACCAATCAGGACTATAAGTAGTAGTTGAAGCAGCATCAACTAATGCTATAAGTCTGTCATTAACATTGAATGTTATATTATCAACTGTTCCATCAGCTTCAACGATGTAACTAAATCCTGCTAAGGTACTTGCTGGGAAACTTCCACTATTAGGATCCCAAATTCCTTTTAGAACAACGGAAGCATCGATATTATTAACCCTAGTCTCTAGATCGTCTAGATCAACGGCCTGATTTATTGTAATGTTACCTAATTTATCAAATTGAGTTGGAGTTAATAATCCAGCGATGTTAGTGCCAGTTGACGCTGTTGCTAAAGGAATTACAGCATCGTTTCCATCAGAATTAACTATAACGCCTTGTATTGCACTTGATGTATAGGATAAATTTGATTGTATGTTAGATACTTTTGTCGTATTAACAGCAACGGCTGATGCTAAATCAGTTAAATTTATAGTATCATCAGGAGCAGTTTGTCCCGCATTAAACGCGATTAATGAAAGTTTCTCTCTTTCATTTAAAGTAATGATACTACCAGAACCCGCATCGTTAATATCAGAATGCGTTGTTACACTACCATCAGCAGATACTTTACTGTTGTTCGTTGTAACGTTACTTAATAATGTATCAAGGTTAATTGGAATATCAGGATCCCGAGGATCATCAAATATAATGTTGTCAAGTTTATCTTTATCTGCTACTAAGAAACTAGCTGTGGTTGCAGATAATACCGAAGACCACCCTTGGACGCTAATTCCAACATCCACCGGTTGTAATGCGGTATCGGCTTTTCCTAACGAAGTAGTAATAGTACTTTCTAGCTTACCGCTTGTTATTGATTCATCACCAATCCTAAGGATTGAAAGAGTTCCAGTAGTTAAGTCAGTAGCACTGCCACTAGTAGCAACTGGCGCTAGCCCTGATAGTGAAGTTTCGGCCCATACCGCGGCTCCAACGGTATTATCAACGCACCTATATACTTCTCCAGAAGTGATGTCTATCCAAAGTGAACCAACCGAATAACCTTGGGATGAGTCATTAGTAACAACTGGCGCTACGTTGGCGGCCAATTCATTAATTCCAACCCAAAGATTATTAACTTTGTCTCTTTCTAATTTAGTAAAAATTCTATTGGGTGTTGCCAAGGGGTCTGTGTGCTCTACCATCCACCGAATATCATAGATATCTTGAGCTGTATTATTTGGGTCATAATCAGCCTTTAACATATCACCGCTACCGGTTGGGAGATTGTCAAGGTCAATCGGACCTGTTACAGTAATGTTGTCCAACTTATCAAATTGCGTTGGGCTTAATAATCCAGCAAGGTTAGTATCAGTTGACGCCGTTGCTAAAGGAATTGTCGCATTTTCTCCATCGCTACTCGTTATCTGTAATGATATATCATTACGAGTACCAATACCTAAATCTGTAACTCCTCCACCACCAGCGGCATCTATAGTAACATCTACCTTGCCCAAAGGATCATCGACAAACGTTAGGGTTATGTTAGTTCCCTCTATGAGATTAATAGTTCTACGGCTATTAAATGCACCTGTGCCATTCTTAGAAATTCCATCTATAGCCGACTTCCATTGCACAACTCCTGCTGCTGTCGTATGTAGAAAATTGTTATCTGATTTGGGTAATATTGATGCCGTGTTTGTTCCAGAGCCAACAATCAAGTCTCCAGCAGCTACCCATGCATCATCTGTTGTTATGTCACCAGACCCAACAATGTTATCAAGGTCAATTGTGTTTGTTACACTAATTAAATCTAATTTATCAAATTGAGTTGGGCTTAATAATCCAGCAAGGTTAGTGTCAGTTGACGCCGTTGCTAAAGGAAGTATTGCGTTGTCTCCATCGCTGCTTGTTATATGTAAAGATGTTGCATTATGAGTACCAATACCTAAATCTGTCGATACGTTAGATGTTATTCCATCAACGGTGGTTGATAAAGCATTAAGATCAACCGAATCAGTAACAATACTAATTAAATTTAATTTATTAAATTGAGTTGGGCTTAATAATCCAGCAATGTTGGTATCCTCCACTGCTGTTGCTAAAGGAATTATAAAACCACTTCCATCACTATTTGCTATAACTCCGTCTGTTGCACTTGATGTATAGGATAAATTTGATTGTATGTTAGATGTTATTCCATCAACGGTGGATGATAAGGTATCAAGATTAATCGGACTTGTTACAGTAATGTTGTCCAACTTATCAAATTGAGCGTTCGTTAATAATCCAGCAAGGTTGGTATCCGCTGCAGGAAGTGTTACATTGTTTCCATCGCTACTCGTTATCTGTAAAGATGTTGCATTGTGAGTACCAATACCTAAATCTGTCGATATGTTAGATGTTATTCCGCCAACTGTGGATGATAAGGTATCAAGATTAACGGGCGATGCAACTGTAATGTTACCCAACTTATCAAATTGCGTTGGGCTTAATAATCCAGCAAGGTTAGTGTCAGTTGACGCCGTTGCTAAAGGAATTATCGCATCATTTCCATCGCTACTCGTTATCTGTAATGATATATCATTATGAGTACCAATACCTAAATCTGTCGATACGTTAGATGTTATTGCACTAACGTCTGTTTCTAAAGTACCAACCCGCCCCGCAATTGTTGAAACGCCGGTTGATAAAGTAGTAAGATCACCCGATAAAGTATTAAGATCGCTCGATAAAGCATTAAGATCAACCGGATCAGTAACAATACTAATTAAATCTAATTTATCAAATTGAGTTGGAGTTAATAATCCAGCGATGTTAGTGCCAGCTACTGCTGTTGCCGCAGGAATTATAAAACCGCTTCCATCACTATTTGTTACAACTCCGTTTGTTGCACTTGATGTATAGGATAAATTTGATTGTATGTTAGATGTTAAGGTATCAAGGTTAATCGCACTTGTTACAGTAATGCTGGACAACTTATCAAATTGAGCGTTTGTTAATAATCCAGCAGATACTGTTGTTGCTGCTGGAATTGTCGCATTGTTTCCTGTGTTAGATTGTATATCTAAAGAAGACGCAGTTACATTACCAATACTTAAATCTGTTGTACCTGTGCTAGCAGCTACTAATAATTCAATCTTATCATATACAGCATTTTTACTTGGTGCCGTAGTAGCAGAAGCGGGGTTCGTGGCACTATCCCAATCACCTGAATACTCTAAATCCGATACAGCGCCTCCCGCCGCTTCTTGCCAGGTGCCTACACCAGTTGCATCAGTAGTGAGAACGTAGGTATCAGTTGCTCCTGTTGGCATTTTGAATCCTGCGCCGACATTTAAATTGGGAACGTATGCAGTATCCGCGGCATCTGTTATAATGTTTTGACCTCCTAAAATAACGGATCTGTGATGAGTTGTTAAAATCCTATTTGTGTCTCCACCTACTGTTGCCGCTGCTTGTGCGGATTCAATTATATTACCGTTGCCCCCTAATGCAATCGAATTTTGTGCATCTATATCATCTATTAGCAACGTTCCTAAACCAACCACACTGCCAGTTCCTCCAATAGCAGAGGTGTATCTAGTGTTTAGAATTGTGTTTATTCCACCTATTGCCGAAGACTCTAGCCCTTTAACTTCTTGGCCGATACCTCCATAACTGACTGAGCCATTCCCGCTTACTACATTTGCAACTCCTCCAATAGACGCACTGCTATTACCAGAGGCTATGTTGTTGTTGACTGGATTAGTTGGATGTAATGTTACAATCCTGCCTACACTAATATCGTTGAGGGTAGTTGCTCCGTTTGTAGTGACTGAATTAAGAGTCGATTGAAACGGTTCTTGCCATGTACCAATACCAGCGGCATCAGTTGTTAATATATAATTTGCCTGTGGTAATGGATCGCTTATTAATTTAAAATCACCGGATATAGTTAGATCTTGAAGTTCTATTAATTCGTTCTTTGGAATAGAAACTTCGTTACCATTGATTGTAATACCATGCCCGCCAATAAATGAACCCGCACCAGAGAATTGAATGAAGTGAACTTCGTCAGTTCCAACTGTATTAACAGGTTCAGAAAGAACCCACCCAGTATTATTGTAAGTATCGCCGTGAGTAACAAATACAAAATCACCACCTGCCATTTCTGCTGGGGTATCAAAGTCACTCGCTCTAGTTAAAACGGTGGATGATGTTATCTCATATATTCCATTCTCAAAAGTATTTCCCTGATTAATAACCAATACTCTATTTGTAAGTAAAATATCAGGGTCATTGTCCCATACGATTGGTGATAAAAAGTTAAATTCACCGGCAGAAACAATAGTAAGTGTGGCACCAACGCCATTGGTTCCATTATCATAACTCACTGTAGAAGGCCCAGCATTTCCATCAATTAAACCGCTTAATTCACTGAGCGCTAAAGCATGAACTTGATCGTGTGTATGTAAACCCTCTGATAAAGTATCAACGTAACTTTTAGGTACTGCATGATTTGAGTCTGTTGGAGGACCAGAAGGTAAGAACGGGAAATTGTTAGTAAATGTAGTTTGGCCAGATACAGTTAAACTACCAAGTGTTCCCACTGTAGTAATTGCACCGCTTCCAGGCCAGGTTGATAAAGCGGTATTTTCTACGCTACCTAAACCAACTTGAGTAGCAGTTACGCTATGAGGATTTGTTGCATCATTAATGTGAGTTGTTAAATCAGATGAATTAGCTTTAGAACTAAGATCTGTTTCGTTACTATATTTTTCAACATTAAAACCGCCAGCACCATCATCACCAACGATGTAAATGCCAGCGTCATCACCACTGGCTATACTAAGAACTTGACCAAGATATGCAATAGGATTATTATTAACATAGTCTTGAAGATCTATTAATGAATCATATACTGATGATGTATCAAGTGGCCCGACAAATTGTCGTGTGAATGAAAGAGGAAATTCTATGGATGCCATATTGCTATTTATATTAAATTGTTACGGTGTAAGTTGCGCTAGCTTCAAATGGTGAAGGTGGTGTGAATGAATATACTTTATAAGATATGGCACTAAATCCATTGGCTCCTTCTACATCAACCAGAGTGGGTGATCCAAAAGATCCCTTAACATCTGCATTAAGACCTTCTGCATAAAGAACACTAGTAACATTTCGAAGAGTATTTGGGTAAGAGAAATTAACACTTACTGCACCAGCAGGAATGTTAATTGTGAAAGACGAGCCATTCCCTGGGTTTAAAACACTATTAGATAAAGCTCTTATACCAGCACTAGTATTATCACTGAGGTTAGTTCCATAAAAAGCTCTTCGTCTTCCATTTACGGTTAGCGACTTCACCACGCTTCCAGCTGGCAGTGGGCTTAAATAATTGCTGCCCACGCTGTCAAGTGGTTGCGGGCCTTCTGCGTAATCAATAGAAACATTAAAAGTATTAGCACCATCTGTAATTACAACAGCGGGTTGACTTAAAGTAGATCCGCCCTGTGTTGTTGTAATTATAGAAGTTCCACTAAATTCGTATGAGTTTGCTGCCCCGGCTCTGTTTGCTTGCTTTAGGCCTGGATCCCAAATATTATCAGTGAGAGCTCCGTTAATTGCGCCTGCATTAAAGCCGGCCGATAGATTAATTCCCGTTGTACCAGCTTCTACTGATGAGGCTAGATTATCAGTAAGGGATGCAGAGGGGTTTACGAAAGTTGGAAAATATGTTTGTTTCAATAACTGCTCTACAAACTCTTGCAAAGTCGTGCCGCTTGTAACAACATCAGCCGTTGAAATACTTCCAACATTAACATCAGATGTAACATCAGCGGTTAAATCACCTCCACCCCCATCACCTATAGCAGCATCAACTTCTGTTTTAGTATATGTAGTTAATTGATCTGCTTTTAAATCTAAAGCAGTTTGTGTTGCTGTACTAACTGGTTTATTAATATCAGATGTATTATTAACATTTCCTAAACCAACTTGAGCAGCAGTTACGCTATGAGGATTGGTTAAATCATTAATGTGATTAGATAAATCAGATGAATTGGCCTTTGAATTTAAAGCAGTTTGAGTTGGTCCAGATACGGGTTTGGTTGCATCAGATGTATTATCTACGTTACCAAGTCCAACTTGAGTAGCAGTTACGCTATGAGGATTAGTTAAATCATTAATGTGAGTTGTTAAATCAGATGAATTGGCCTTTGAATTTAAAGCAGTTTGTGTTGCTGTACTAACTGGTTTATTAATATCAGATGTATTATCTACGTTACCAAGTCCAACTTGAGCAGCAGTTACGCTATGAGGATTGGTTAAATCATTAATGTGATTAGATAAATCAGATAAATTTGCCTTTAAACTTAAAACATTTTGAGTTGGTCCAGATACGGGTTTGGTTGCATCAGATGTATTATCTACGTTGCCTAAACCAACTTGAGTAGCAGTTACGCTATGAGGATTGGTTGCATCAGAAACGTGTGCGGTCAACGCGGTTTGATCTGCTTTTAAATCAAAAGTAATATCTGAAATTTCTTTTACAACTCCAATAATATTTTGAGTTCTATCACCATTAATTTTAGGGCAAATTATATAAAGTTCAGCTGTTGCCTTTGGTATAGAATAAACTTTAGCTACATCTATCTGGCCACATATTAAAGTTGTTTTTGAATTATCAGTATTACAGTAAACGGCCATAGTATTACTGCCTATTGGAGATGCAATAATTTCCCCGCATGTTATATCAGTTTTTGCATTTCCATCTACGCCAAATAAGTAAAACGCGAATGAGTTATCGCCTGTAAGATTTACTCTGCCAAAAGTTAAATTACCGTCTTCATCACTTTGATATCCTTTTGCGTCAGTTGGAATATAAATCTCGCCAATATTTACTTTACACCTGTTAATACTCTGTTCAGACCTAATACCAATGCCACCGGTTTGTGAACCGGCTTCACCTCGCATATCTAAAGTATTAGCAGTATAGTAAGAATTTGTTGCATTAACAAAATTAACTAAAGTGGAGCCAGGTGTGTTTGTGTCGGCATAATGAGTATCAATAACACAGGATGAATTATTACCAATAGTAAGGTTTCCAATAAATGTTGATGTTGGCGCAAACACGTGAATGTTATCTGAAATGTTTACATTTCCTTCAAAGTATCTGCCACCATCTAAAACATCAATTCTTACACTTCCTACAAACCCTGGTTCAGCTATTAAAGTTTGCGCTGCATTCACAGCACTGGTTATTGTTAATTTTGCATCATCAATATTTAAACCCTGGTTAATATTATTACCAGTCTTAGAAACATATATAGAATGAGTTTGGTCAGTTAATTCTACTGGGCCACCTGTTCCTGTACCACCCTCAATATCTGCAGCTACCCATGTTTGAGAATCTGTATCATAGAGAATACCTTGGCCCTGCGCCGGCGGATTTGAAAGAAAATCAACATCAGTTAACTGTTCTAAAGAAACATCATGCGGATTGGTTTTACTTAAGGCATGACTGTTTAAAGCTGTTATTCCACTTGAATTACTAGCAATAGCCGAGTTGACAGTAGATGCAAAATTCTCGTCATCGCCAAGAGCCTCAGCCAATTCATTAAGAGTATTTAATGCACCGGGCGCGGAATCAATTAAATTAGTAACTTTTGTATCAACTTCTGTTTTAGTATATGTAGTTAATTGATCTGCTTTTAAATTTAAAGCAGCTTGTGTTGGTCCAGATACGGGTTTGGTTGCATCGGCTGTATTATCTACGTTGCCTAGTCCAATTTGATCGGGAGCAACTTGATGAGGATTGTCTCTCCTAAGTGCATGCGAATCGGGTACTGGATCGGTATTATCGCCCAGCCCCAAGTCCGAAGTCTCACTAATAACACGTGGGCTAACTTCGAAGATACCTTCTAAAACTCTAATTACTGTGCCGCTGTCACTAAAAATCTCAGCATCATAATAATACCGCCCGGCCTTCATAGCAGCGGTTTCTTCTGAGGTCAATGATAAACCTATAAGACCATCAGCTTGATCAATATAATCACATGAAAGGTTTACTCCATATTCGGATTTATAAGTTTTCCTAACTTGTCCTCTAACATTGTAGCCGGTACAATCAAAAGCAGAGCCGTCTTTGTTTTCAACATTGACGGCCACAGAAAAAGTGCTGCCTTTGTCGGCATGCAAATCGATATTGGTTGACATAGTATTATTTATATTATAAGTGAATTAATATATCAACGTCACCTTTGATATAATATTATTTATCAAATATAATGTTCCTTCAAACTTTTCATAATAGCTTCAGCTCCAATAATTTTATCACCGTTTATTAACACTAATGTCGGCACACTTTTAATTTTATTTTCAATAAAAAAGTTTACATCTTCAATAGAATCTTTATATTCTATATCGATACCTTTCTTTTCAAACTCACTTTTTAAAAGTTTACAAGGACCGCAAAATTTACTTGTTGCTAATATTAAAGTTTTCATTACTCTTCTTCCTCCACCTCTTTTAATTGGTCTTCTTCTTGATTTGCTAAAGTATTTTGAATACCCACATATGCTTGTTCAATTTGATCGCGTTGCATTTTTGATAAATTGCTAGTTTTGTTTTTAATAAATTCATACTCAGCCGAAATATCAATCATAATCTCCTTTTGAAATTCATCTAACTCTTCTTTGCCAACTGCATCCAATATACCAAAAGCTAAGCGCCGTTTAAAGTGGTAATCTGGTTTATTAATATTTGTATGTTTCATTATGATTTCTTTTTAATTGTTTTTCTCTTAGTGGTTTTCTTTTTAGACGTTTTCTTTTTTGGCTTGACTAGTGTATCATCACTCTTTGTTCCTTTTTCTTTTAACCTGGTAACGACGGTTTGAGCATCCATCCAAATATCTTTATCTTCAAGAAGTTGGGAAATTTCTTCCTCAGTAAGAAAGTTTTCATAAGCTTCACGTAATAGCTTTTCAGTCCATTTTCTTTCATGCATTACTCCATGATAAATTTCTGCGCCCTTTCCAACAACACCACCTGAGTAGTTATGGAAAAGAAATACACTATGATCAGATACTGTAAATTCGTCTCCCATTAAAAATAGAAGAGTTGCGGCTGACATACACGAACCTTCAACACACATAACAACTGTTGCTTTAGTCTCTGAAAGAACTTGTATAAATTGAATGGTTGTAAATAAATCCCCACCGGTGCAATTAATATGGAAGCGAAGAATATCCGATTCACGAGATGCACGAATCCTTTGAAACCAATCAATATAATCTGAAGCTGGACCGATCTGAGATGAAATATAAAAATCAGAAATTGTACCATAGTCAGTAACGAATGGATCGTTACGGCGTGGCGATATTATTTCTTTTAATGATGGTTCACTTTCATTTCTTTTATTGTTATCGGGTTGTGTCATAGTAGTTTTGTATAGTTTCAATTAATTGTTTTGTATAGTTATCGCGTTTCTCTTTAAATACGATTGGTGTGGGCGAATCATCAACAGCCATTAGAATTACTGTTTGTGTTATTGGTATACCAGTTCTTTCTTCAAACATAATAGCATATGCAGAAGCTTGCATAAAGTAACTACTAATATATTCTTTCTTCTTAGCTTGTCTTGCGGTTTTAAAATCAATGATTGAAAGCTTTCCATCAAACTCAGCGATACAATCAACACGGCCCGCAAGTTTTAAATGATCAGAATAAAGAGCGCCTTCCTGTAAATATATATTAGTTACTCTTTCATCAAGAATCGGGCGAACCGCATTAAACAGCGCTTTAACGTTTGGCATCTCATTTGGAGTAAACCAGTCTTCTTCATTATTAAGATATCTCTCAATAGCTTCATGCATAGCTGTTCCACGAGTGCATGCATGTTGACAAATTCGATTAGCTTCTTCTTCGCCCACTCGTTTCTTCCAAGCTTCGATTCCTTCTTTACTTAAAGAACCGAGAACAGTTGTAATACTTGGATATGCGGTTCCTTCTGGAGTTATATATTTTCTGCCAGATGTTTTAGTTTCGCAAACCAAATCATCATAACCAATTGAAGTAGGTAAATGATTAAAAGTAGTCCCTCTAATTGGTTTTGATAATAAAGATCGTAGAGACATTATTTAGTTTCAATAGTGGATTTTTTACCTGCTCCCTTTTTAATAGATTTAAGCACGTCATTCCATTCTCCACCAGCTCTTGTAATAGGGCTTTGAAAACCTTCATATGAAACTCGAACCGCGGTTGGAACTCTTTTAACCTGTCCTTCAACTCCGCATTTTGGGCAAGGCTCACTTAAAGGTATATCTCTATCATCTACAGGATAACGGCCATCCCATCGTTCTTCACAGCTTAAACATGTATATTCATATGTCATATTATTCTGCAACTAACTTTAAATTAGGAAATGCCTTTTGAACGGTTGACAAAGTAATACCTTTATATAGACTTTTAAGATCTTTATCTTTCATTGCAATTAGAATCTCTGCATCTTTTGGATGAACTGATTCTAGCAATCTAATAAGGCCTGCTTCTTTTTTAAAAGTAGGAACTGCTTTATTTTGTGCTACTAGATTTTTTAATGATGAAATTGATTTTTCAATAGATCTATATTGTTGCCCAGGGACATTGCTTTCATCTTTCTTATAAGGAGGCGCTCCTTCTGGAAAATCAAAAGTAATATCCTCTCTAAAGTTAACTTGAAGAATTGTCTTCAAAGCAAAGGTAGCATCATCTTGTAGGATTTTTACTCGATCTTTAACATTATTGGACGCCTGAACTTTTTCAAGAGTTTCATGCGGTAAACGCGTTACAAATTTTTTCGATGTTTGGTTTTTCATAGTTGTTATATTATTTTATAAAGAATTCATCAGCACAATTTACGAGCTGGTTGCATCTATTTTGAATTAGATAATTCAGTATCTTTGAATTATCATTTTTTTGGTTTTCTTCTTTTTGATACTCGGCTTGGATATCTTGCACTACTTCGCTGGGAATCTTTGATAGGTCAATCATAGTTTGGTTACGTATGTAATTCCTATATGTATTTTCGTCAAGGACATCTTTTAGATCTTTAGTCTTTGATTCTTCATGCCATTTTTTAATCTTAACTTTACTTAAAGGAGTTTGGCGTTTTGCTGTAACAAAAGTATCATCGCTTGATAGAACGTTTGGAACGCCGTCACCAGCGTCGCCTCTAAGAACATGCTCGAACAAATACATCGCAGGAGAAGGATCGGTAACTGCTTTCTTTTGGCCTGGGCTAAACTGTTTAACATTTGAATATTTCTGCAATTGAATAAAGTCTTTATCAGAACTAACAATCATTACCTTTTCATGTTTACCAAACTCCTGAGTGCTTTCAACAAGTGTAGCAATAATATCATCTGCTTCTGCACCATTAACATGAACCACAGGATAAGGGAAAAACTCCATAAGCTCTTGTTTTACTTTATCAATCATACCAAAAACTTCTGTCCAATCAATATTACTTTTCTCTCGGGTTTTTTTACGAGACGCTTTATATTCTGGATAAACGGATTTGCGCCAACTTTTATGGTCGCAAGCGATAACCATCTCGCCATATTCTGATCTGTATTTTACATTATACATCCTTAATGAATTAAGAATAAAGTGGCGAATCATGGATTCATCTAAAGTATTTGCTGGTTGAGAAAATACTGATGCGATTGATATTGCTGAGAAGTCGATAATTATCATATATTGTTTACTTTGTTATTAATATTATATACTAAAATTGAGGGTTTGTAAATACTATTATTGCATTATATTTCATTGTTTTTTAAGCCGCTTTACATGAGAATGATGAATACGACAGCCGATAATGCCATTGTGATAATCCTCGCGTAATAAAACTTCTCTATCAAATTGTTCCTTTGTTTCCATGTAGGAGAGTTCTCCTGCTCCTTTACATAAGTGTAATATCTCTCGTTTGACAGAATCTAAGCCATTCTCTTCTATCAATTCTTTAACAGCTTCACTTGATCCACAGTAAGTTTTCCAATCAGATTCCTTTAAAGATCTGCGCTTTCTTTTCTTTCCTTTTAACGGAGGGCGAGTCACCTTACTCCAGAATTTTTTCTTTCCGATATATTTCATTCCATCATCGAAAGTTACCAAGTAAACAAACCCAACATAATCCTCGATCATCTCAGTTGTAAATTCTTTACCGTTATATGTCCACACTCTAATTTATATATACAACATTATAAATAACATTAATATGATCCCGTTTAAAGATTTTATCAAAGAGGAAGAAAGAAAGTTTCAGCCTCCTGCTGGTGCGGTTGCGGCTGCAAAGAAAGCTATTAAATGGAAAGAGCAATACCCTAATGAAGTTAAAGCAATGACTCGCACTGGATGGGTAAGAGCTCGCCAACTTGCTGATGGAGATGAGATCTCTTATGATATATTAAAAAGAATGGCATCATTTAATAGGCATAGAAAAAACTCTAAAATTTCCCCTGAAAAGAAAGACCGCCCATGGACAGATAATGGATATATGGCCTGGCT